TACAGGTTACGAAAATAGCACAAGAGCGATTTTTCAGGGTGCAGGAGAATATGACATCCCGATTATTGAGCCTACAAAAATTACAGAAAACAACTTTATCGGATTTAATGAAGTTTTGAGCAGTAAGCAGAACAACTGCGGTGTGCATTTCTTTTTGGACGATTACCAGTTCCAAAGATTATGGAATACACCCGACAGGTATATTGAGAGTCTACAAAAATTCAGTTGTGTATTATCGCCTGATTTCAGTCTTTACACTGATTATCCGACAGCGTTGCAGATTTATAACCACTATCGCAAGCATTGGATAGGTGCATATTTACAACTCTACGGCATTGAGGTAATACCTACAATTTGTTGGAGCGACGAAAAAAGTTTTGAATGGTGTTTTGACGGCGAGCCTTTGGGTGGTACGGTTGCCGTATCAAGTGTTGGAACGCAGAACCGTACGGAATCAAAAGAACTGTTTTTGAAAGGTTACAAAGAAATGATTGAACGCTTACAGCCTGAAACAATTATCTTCTACGGCAGAGTCCCCGAAGAATGTATGGGAAACATCATCAACATCAAATCGTTTCAGGAAAAATTCAGGAGGTCAAAATAATGGGCGGAAGAGGCTCTTCAAGCGGTATAAGTGATAAGGGAAAGAAGTACGGTACAGAATATCACACAGTTGCTCAATTTGGTGAAATAAAAGTAATTCGTATGAATGGTAATACTTCGATAAAAGCTCCTATGGAAACTATGACAAAAAATAGAGTGTATGCTACTCTTGACAAACAGAGCAACATCAAAAGTGTTACTTTTTATGACAACTACGGCGAAAGAATAAAACAAATTGACGTTAAAGGTAGACCTCATAATGGAATGATGCCACATACCCATTTGGGTTATGAACATAATGAAATTGGAGATCGTCAATTGACTGATAAAGAACTGAAATATGTAAGTGTATTATTGAATAAATGGGAAAGAAAAAGAAAACACTTGAATATTTAGAAATTTATTGATATAATATTATAAACGCAGGGGATAGTTTAAATAGGAAAACAGTTTTTACAGATTCCGGTGCAACTCCGGAAACCTGTGTTTAAAGACAGTACAGAAATGTGCTGTCTTTTCTTTTGCTTATTTTTAGAAAGGGCGGTGATACCGTGAAAGACAAATTAAATGCAAGGCAGAGGAAGTTTGCGGAATATTATGCACAGAACGGTAACACCGTTCAGAGTGCCATTATGGCGGGATATTCCGAGAATTACGCAAATGCCAATGCCTGCAAATTGTTAGAGAATGTGAGAGTTGCAGAGTACATCAAGGAGCTTTCCGATAAGCTCAAGGACGAGCGCATTATGAGTGCAAAGGACAGACAGGTTGCTTTGTCCGACATTGCAAGGAATGACGGGCAGGACACCTCCGACAGAATCAGGGCGATTGACACGCTCAACAAGATGACGGGCGAATACACCGTTAAGGTTGACGCAAAGGTTGAGCAGTCCGAAAAGCTATCCGATGTGTTCAGACAGTTAGGCGGTGAGGGCTTGAGTGAGTAGCTTTCCTTTGTCGCAAAAATACATTGACTTCATCAACACAACGAATGTGTCGGCTGAATTTCTTGAAGGAACTACAGCGTCCGGCAAAACTACCGTCGGAGCAGGCGTTAAGTTTATGCGAATGGTGTCGCAGTCGCCGAAGAAGCTTCACGCAATTGCCGCCAAAACTACGGGCAAGGCTGAGGAAACTATAATTCAACAGGACAACGGTATTCTCGACTTGCACCGCAACGCTGTCTATTGTGGTAACGGCGACAAGGATTACAAGCTGCCGCATATCAAGTTTGAGGGCAAAATCATCTATATTCTCGGTTACAGCAGTCGGGATAAATGGGAAATGGTTCTCGGTGCGCAGTTTGGGTGCGTTTATATTGACGAAATCAACACCGCCGATATTGAGTTCATCCGAGAGATGTCAACCCGTAATGACTATATGCTTGCAACGCTGAATCCCGATGATCCGAGCCTGCCTGTGTATAAGGAGTTTGTCAACCGCTCCCGTCCTTTTAAAAAATATGAAAACGATGTTCCTCCCGAGATTACGGCGGAGCTTACCGAAGAACCTGTACCGAATTGGCGGTATTGGTTCTTTTCTTTTGCCGACAATTTAAGTCTTACACCTGAACAGATTGAAAAGAAAAAGAACTCTGCACCGAAAGGTACAAAGCTCTATAAAAATAAAATCTTAGGTTTGCGAGGCAGAGCAACAGGTCTTGTGTTCCCGAATTTTGAGAGGGCAAGACATATCAAATCAAAAGAGTGGGCAGGAAAGTTTTTGAACTGTAACCGCAAGTCGGAACACTTTGTTCAGTTCACCGCAGGTCTTGATACCGCCTATTCGCAGAAGTCGCCTGACACTATCGCAATGACATTTTACGGCATTACCAATCACGGCAAGTGTGTTCAGCTTGATGAAAGAGTTTATAACAACGCTGAAATGCAAACGCCTATTGCCCCGAGTGACACGGTGAAGAATTTTATTGATTTTCTTGACCGCAACCGTGATGAATGGGGCTTTGCACGCACGGCTTTTATTGACAGCGCCGACCAAGCGACTATTACCGAATTTCAAAAGTATAAGCGACAGCACGGCTGTGTCTATGACTTTGCAAATGCATGGAAGAAAACGAAGATTATCGACCGAATCAATCTTGTACTCGGCTGGCTTGCCACCGACTGTTATTTTGTGCTTGAACATTGTAAAAACACGATTACCGAGTTTGAAATTTACAGCTGGCGAGAGGATAAAGACAACACACCCGAGGACGGTCACGACCATTGCATTAACAGCGGTCAATATGCGTGGCTGCCGTTTAAAAATATTATTGGAAGTGAAATAAATGGGGCTGATTAACAGAATGGCTGAATCTATCAGATTGGGAATTAAAAACTTTTTGCAGATTACTCCTGCAAGCGACAAAACAATTACCGTCACCGAAACAAGCAATCATCTGACCGAGTGCTTTATCAATCGCATTTGGTATTGGGGCAACAGCAGACAGCTTGCGGAGCTGTACAAGCAGATTGACACAAACAAAACTATGTTTTGGGCGGCAAAAAGTACAGAGGGGCTTGAAATCCGTAAAATACACACGGGTTTGCCGGCACTCATCTGCGAAACGCTTGTGAATATCGTAATTGCCGACTACAACGGCACAGATGTTACAAGTAAAAATTCAACCGCTTATGCAGAGCGTTGGGAAGACATTGAAAAGCAGAACAAATTGTCCGACACGGTTAAGCAAATGCTCCGTGACCTATGTGTTGTCGGTGATGGTGCTTTTAAGGTCAGCTTTGACACGGCTGTATCAGATGTTCCGATTGTTGAATGGTATCCTGCCGAAAACATCGACTTTACATATGTGCGTGGCAGAATCCGAGAGGTTAAGTTTTACACCGATTACACGCAAAAACACCGCCGTTACCGCTTTGAAGAAACATACGGTTACGGCTATATTCACTATGCTTTGTATGATGACAACGGCAAAGAGATTGACCTGCACACGGTTGACGCTCTTTCGTGGATTGATTCAAAGGGCGTTACATTTGACGAATCATATATGTGGGCTGTACCTGTCCTTTACGGCAAATCGTGCCACAAGGGCAGAGGTGCAGGCATTATTGGCATAAAAACAGACGCTTTCGACAGTCTTGATGAAGTGTGGTCACAGTGGATGGACGCACTCAGAGCCTGCCGAGCAAAGCAGTATGTGCCTGATTGCCTTGTTCCGAGAAATCCCGAAACCTGTCAGCCAATATCGCCAAATCCGTTTGACAACCGATTTATCACCGTGGGCAACGATATGTCTGAAAACGGCAACGGCAACAGGATTTACACCGAAAGTCCGCAGATTCAGCACGAAAGCTATTTGAGTTCATACATTACTGCCCTCGACCTCTGCTTACAGGGCATTATATCGCCGTCAACTCTCGGCATTGACACGAAGAAGCTTGATAATGCAGACGCTCAGCGTGAAAAGGAAAAGACAACCCTTTACACAAGGCAGAACCTTGTGAAAATTACGCAGAACGCACTTCAAAGCCTTGTTGCAGTTGTACTCAATGCAGACGATGAACTTAACGGCAATGGTATTGTTGAGGGCTTGGAAGTATCCGTAAACTTCGGCGAATATGCAAATCCGAGCTTTGAAAGTCAGGTTGAAACCGTGTCAAAAGCAAGACAGGGCGGTTTGATGTCAGTTGAAACCTCGGTTGACGAGCTTTACGGCGACAGCAAGTCGGAGGATTGGAAAGCCGAAGAGGTGCAGAGAATTAAGAAAGAACAGGGCATTGCAGGCGAAGAAGAAAAATCGGAGCTTGACGATGTGGACCTTACCGACACAGAAGAACCTGACAATAACGCAGATGATGAAGAAAATGCGGAAAATAATGCAGAAAAAACCGAAAGCAATCCCGAACAGAATGATACACAGGTAAACAATGAGTGATTACAATATCAGAGAAGCCTTTGAAAAAATCGAAGATGAACTGATTAACAGCATGATGAGAAATTTCAGCCGTCACAGAGCCGAAGAAACCAAAGAGGGTTACAACTGGACACAATGGCAGGCTGAACAGCTCAAAAGTCTTGAAGAGTACCGTAAGCACAACGCAAAGAAATTCGGCAAGCGTTTCAAAACCATTAACGGCAAGGTTGAAGAGATGATTCGCACCGCCAAAGCTGACGGAAATGCAAGTCAGGAGGCAGAAATTCTTGAAGCTGTCAAGGACGGTTTCAAAGCCCCGAAAAAGCCGTCAGCACACAGCACAGCCGAATTTTTTAAGGTGAATGACCGTAAACTTGACGCACTCATAAAATCAACCACAGACGATTTAAAGAGGGCAGAAACGGCAGTTTTGCGTATGAGCAACGACAAGTACCGCAAGGCGATTTTTAACGCACAGGTTGCAATGAACACGGGTGCGGTTACATACGAAAAAGCCGTTGATATGGCGTGTAAAGATATGCTCAACGCAGGTCTTAATTGTGTGGAATACAAAAATGGTGCAAGGCACACGCTCTCGGATTATGCGGATATGGCGGTTAAAACAGCCAACAAAAGAGCCTATCTGCGTGGTGAGGGCGAAAAGCGAGCCGAATGGGGAGTATCCCTCGTTGTTGTGAACTCAAGACAGGGCGGTTGCCCCGATTGTGCAAAATATATCGGCAAGGTGTTTATTGACGATGTTTATTCAAACGGCAAAAAGTCAGACGGAAACTATCCGCTTCTCTCAACCGCAATCAAGAACGGTTTGTTTCATCCGAGATGTAAGGACAGCACAAGTACATTTTATCCCGAACTTGATGATTTGGACGCACCGTTGTCTGAAGATGAAATCAAAGAGCTTGACCGTCAGCGAGGAATTGAGGAAAAACAGCAGTATGCACAGCGACAGGCAGAACGCTTTGACCGCCGTGCCGAATACAGCCTTGATGGAGACAATAAACGCATTGCCCAAACCCGAGCCGATGAGTGGCACGATAGGGCGAATACGCTTGAAGAAAAGGCAAAACAATTTTCTTTGAAGACTGATGAACAAAAATATTACAGACCTGTTTTTAAGGAAGATATATCAAAAACTTTTGAACGCAAAATTGAGGGCGAAACAATTACAATTGATACCCACAAGGCAAATACATTGTGTGACAATGTTTATATTTCAGATAAGGTAAAGCTAAAACGAAAAGAACTTCATAATTTTGATATGCAAGTGAGAAAAGCGTTTGATATGCTTGGAGAGGTTGAAACAAGCGGAAAGCCTGAAATTTGTATTGTCACTCCCGAAGAAATGCGAGTAAATGCTATTGCTTCATATATGCCAATGCAAAATGTTCTAAATGTCAATTCAGCATACTTTTCAACAAGTGATTTGTCAGATTTACAAGAAAACTTGGCTTGTCCGCAAGACAGATTGAGTACAATTCTGCACGAACTGATTCATTGGCAAGACGCTAAAAATTACAGAGCAAAATTCGGAAGTATTAACGATTATTTTGAATATTGCGATTACCTTAATAAAATTTATGCTCCAAAGGTTGAAAAATTGATAAATAACGGTTATAATATAGAGGATATAAGTGAGTATGCTTTTGAATGCTTAAAAGATAAAGCTATGGATGAAGTGTATAACGAGTACAGAGTCAGCAAACTTTTAGGGTGATGATGGTATGAGATTGATACAAACTGAAGAACAAAAATCTCTATGGAATGCGTTTAAGCCGTACCTTGTAACAAATGGTTTAAATGTCACTTTGCGTGAAGATGCTCCACAAGAAGCTAAAGATGCTGAAGCACTTTACAGTAAGCTTAGAGAGAAACAAAAAATGCAATATCTAAAAGATAGTGGCATAATCTAACCGCTCCGTAAAAAGGGCGGTTTTGTTATATGCAATTCACAAAAACAGCATAAAATTACGAATTGAGCATTTTATAATCGACAGCAATGTTGATTATAGGGTGCTTTTTGCATTTAAACCCGTCGATTTCGACCGGTTTAGAAAGGTGGTGACAGAATGAAAATCAGAGTAACAACAGCATTTAACGACAGGCAGAACGGCTATCTAACTCGACCTGTGAATGAAGTTTTTGAATGCTCCGAGCAGAGAGCAAAGGAACTCATTGACGGCGGTTTTGCAGAAGAGGTCAAGTCTGACGCTCCCAAAAAGCCGAGAACCAAAGCAGTTAAAACAGAAAAAACAGAAAAAGCGGATTAAGCACTTTACGAATATGTAAGGTGCTTTTTTATTGTCCGAAGACATTAAACTACGGGAGACACCGTGCAAAACTGAAACAGAGAGACACTCTATAAACTGATTACGGGAGACACCCGAAAAACTGAAAGGATATGAAAAAAATGGCAGAACCAAATCCAACACCAACCCCCAATGAACCGACACCTGCACCGCAGGGAAACGCTCCTGCCTTTGATTACGACAAGCTCGCAAGCCTTATTACAGGCAAACAAAGCGTGACAGAGGACACCGTGTTGAAGTCTTATTTTAAGGAGCAGGGATTGTCAGCCGATGAGATGAAAGAGGCTATCGGTGCTTTTAAAAAGCAGAAAGCCAAGAACACTCCCGACTTTGCAAAAATGCAGTCGGAAGTTGAATCTGCAAACAACGCAAAGCTTATGGCAGAAGTCAACCAGTCGGCAACCCTCGAAGCCGTAAAACAGGGCGTTGACATTGCAACCGTTCCGTATGTGCTTAAAATTGCAGACTTTTCAAAAGCTGTGACAGACGGCAAGGTCAATGCGGAAAAGCTGACAGAGGCTGTTAAAAAGGTGCTTGACGATATTCCCGCACTCAAGGGCAAACCTGCCGAGAACGGCACAGGAGTTAAGAAAATCGGCGGTGACGGCAACGGTACATCGGACGGTACAAAACCAAAGGCAAATGTTCCTACCAAAAAATGGAACAGATTTAATATTTAACCAAAGAAAGGATTGAAAAAATCATGGCAAACACAAATAACTATGCCGAGCAGTTCAGCCCTGATCTGCTCGAAATTCTTGTTCAGGGCACACTTACATCACCATTCATCACTTCAAATGTAAAGTGGGTTGGCGCAAGAACTTTCCACTTCACACAGATGAGCACATCAGGCTTTAAGAACCACAATCGCAACGGCGGTTGGAACAAAGGCAAATATACACAGACAGATGTTCCTTTCACTTGCGAGCACGACAGAGATATTGAGTTCCTTGTGGATAAGGCAGATGTTGATGAAACAAATTCGACTGCAAGAGTTGAGAACATTTCAAAGACATTTGAGCAGACACAGGTTGCTCCCGAAACAGACGCACTTTTCTTCTCAAAGGTTGCAGCAAAGGCTCAGGCAACAGACGGCTACCATTCTTCAACAAAGACATCGGAGTGGACTAAGGAGAACGCTTATTCAAAGCTCAAAACAATTCTCTCTGCCGGCAAGCTCCGCAGATACAAGGCAAGAGGCACACTTGTTGCCTATGTGACATCTCACATTATGGACTGCCTTGAACAGTCAACAGAGTTCACTCGCAAGATTGAGCTTACACAGATTGCAGAGGGCGGTATCGGCATTGAAACAAGAGTGACCGAGATTGACGGTTGCCCTATCATCGAGGTTATTGACGATGAGCGTTTCTACGATAATTTCAACTTTAACCCCGATGACGGCGGTTTTGAGCCTGCAACAGGCGCTCACAAAATCAATGTTCTTGTTGCCTGCGGTGAAACCTGCAAGACTGTTCCGAAGATTTCAAGCATTTACTTCTTTGCTCCCGGCTCACACACAGAGGGTGACGGCTGGCTCTATCAGAACCGTTCACTTTCCGACACATTCGTATTCCCGAACGGCAAGGACGGCAAAATTGACAGCATTTATGCCGATGTTGACACAACGGCGGTTGCGTAATGTATGCCGATTACATTGAACATCAGGGTGGAGATGAAAACAGTATTATCTCTGCCGAACACATTGATGTTCTGACTTTTAACCGCATTGATTTTGAAAAACTTTCGGAAATGCAGAAGAGAATCATCGGCAGAGTGCATGGCAGACTTACTGCTTTTGAAGAAGAAAATGCCGATATGATTTCTTCCTATCTGAAAAGCTATTCAATCAACGGTACATCAATGGAATTTGGCGCAAGCTGGAATTTAATGTGTATCAGCGGAGTGGCAATTCCTGCCGACCTCTATGCGTTGCTAAAATCAACAGGACTTTGTTATCCTGCAATCTGAAAGGTGCGTGAAAACCGTGAAATTTCCGTCACTTGTAAAAAAGCAGTTCTGCAAAACTCCTGTCGAGGTCACAATCTACGGTGAGGGTGTTACCGAAGACGGAGCACCCCTGACCGTGTTTGAATGCAAAAATCTGTATCCCTCCGACAGCTTGTACCCGTCAGCAACCCTGCACGGTGGCTCTGCCTTGTGTAATATGCAGTCAAAGGCAAAGACGGTCTATACCAAAGAGCAGAAAATTGTTCAGGTGTCGGCTGTCTTGCTTTTTGACGGCGACATTGCTCCCGACAGCCCCACTTTAAGCGGTGGCTTTGTAATCCTTGACGGCGTAAAACGAAACATCGTACAGGGTACAAAACACCGCAACCCCGACGGCAAAGTTAATTTTACGGAATTGGATGTGATTTAATGGGATTTTCGGTATCATCAAAAATCAAACTCAATATGCCTGTTGTAAAACAGCTTGATAGGGCAAAGCAACAGGCTCTTGAACAGACAGGTGACGCACTTCTTACACAGGTGAAAAACACGCAGGTAATGCCGTTTGATACGGGTAACCTTCAGAACGAAAATACTTTTGTCGATTACGCTCAGATCCGGAACGGCACGGTGAAAATTGTGTCAAGCACTCCGTATGCAAGAAGGTTGTATTTTCACCCCGAATATAATTTCAGCCGTGAGGAAAACATTGCCGCCGGCGGAAAATGGCTCACACCGTGGCTTGAAGGCGGTACAAGACATAATTTTTGCAGTCGGGCATTTGCAAGATTATACAGAAAGGAAGCAGGACTTTGATTTACTTATCGGACATCAGAGATTGGCTCAAAAGCGTTACCTCAGCCGAGCATTATTACATCGGCAAGCTTGACAACAAGCAGGACAGGTCAATCGGGGTGTATTCATTAAAGCAGTCGGGAACACCCACAAGGGCAATCGGCGGTGAAAGCACCTACGATACAATAAGCGTGTCTTTGCTTATCCATTACACCGACAACGCAAGAGAAACAGAGGAGTTTGCACGCAGGCTTTACGAAACGCTTTACGGCATTAAAAATGTTGAAATTAAGGAACACAAAATCTATATAATCGAACTGCTCACGGAAGAACCCGTTGATGTGGGAACAGACGACAAGGGTGTGTATGAGCAGGTCATTGAAGTTAAATTTTATTACGAAAGGAAGTAATTTTATGGCAAAAGTTGAATCGGGAGTATTCCCGTGCTATGAAAATCAGTTTGCGGTTGGCAAGGCAGGAACAGAATCCGCCACGACAAATATTGCTAACTGCGAAGAATTTTCTGTTGCATTTGACAACGGTGTCGAGGAATGGACAGCCTTTGAAAACGAGGGCTGGAAGTCAAGGCTTATGACAGCAAAGTCAATCACAATTTCGGTAAAGGGCAAGCGTACAATCGGTGACGCAGGCAATGACCAGATTGCCGCCCTTGCATTTGAAAACGGCAGAAAGACAGAAGTTTCGTTTATGTGGACCTTCCCCAACGGTGCAACCGTCCTCTTTAAAAATGCAGTTGTATCCGTTACATCAAACGGTGCAGGCGCAAGTACGGGTGTTGCTCCGCTTGAATTTGAAGTTATGTCAAACGGCAAACCCGTATATACAGCAGCCGCTTAAAAAACGAAAGGAATGAACGATTATGTCAAAGTTAATTGATATTACAGACAAGCTTAATTTTGAGGAAAAGCCGAGTGTCAGAGTTAAAAATGTTGACCTTGCAATCAACAATGACGCAGTTTCAATGCTCAAAGTTGCGGCACTTTTTGAGGACGGCAACGGTAAAAGCAAAGATGTTATCGAAATGTATCATCTTCTTTTTGATGAATCCGAAAGAAAAAAGATTGAAAAGTTACAGCTGAATATGCACGATTTCAACGTCCTTATCAGCGAATCCGCCAAAATTGCAACAGGCGATTTGACTGACGAGGGGGAAGCTCAGACCCCGGCTACGATTTGATTGATGACTTTGATTTAATCGTGTCGAGCTTTCGCTCGGAGTACGGGGTCAGCATTTATTCAAAGGATTTTGCTAAAATGAGTTGGAATGAGTTCTGCTCACTTCTGCAAGGCTTAGGACCCGAAACACCGCTTGCAAGAACGGTTCAAATTCGCCTTGAAACCGACAAAGAGGTCTTGAAAAACTTTACTTCGTCACAGCATAAAGTCCGCAATAAATGGCGGTCAAGGAATGTAAAGCACTATTCAGACGAAGATATGAACACCGTTCTTGCAGAATTTCAAAACTTTTTTGCAAGCTTGTAAAAAAACAACCACTCCAAACGGGGTGGCTGTTCTTTTGCAAAATTTTATTAGCGTACATCATAACGGTGTGCGCTGTTTTTATGCCTGTTTTTAAAGAATCTAAAATGAAAGGAAGTGGTGAATATGGCGACAAAGGCGGGTGAAATTGAGCTTGATGTCAGGCTGACAGGTGATGATATTTCAAAAACATTGCATAAGATTTCCGATTCAATTACAAAAAAGTTTGATTTGGCATTTTCAAGTCTTTCAAAAGATTTTGAAAATGTAAGCACGGATATGAAACAGTCCTTTTCAAAGGTTGCGGAAGGTGTTTCTCAGAAAACCGAGAAAGAGTTTTCAAACATCAAAGGCAGCGGTGAGCAGTTAAGCAATTCGGTTTCATCTTCGTTTAAGAAAATCGGTACAGCTGTGGTTGCCGCCTTTTCCGTTGCTAAAATCAAGGAGTTCGGTCAGCAGTGCATTGAATCGGCTGCGGAAGTCAATGCGGCAAATTCGCAGTTTGAGCAGACATTCGGTACAATGCAGTCACAGGCAGAATCAGCCATTCAGAGCGTTGCCGATCAAAGCGGTATTCTTGAAACCCGATTACAGGGTGTCGGCACAAGCATTTATGCCTTTGCAAAAACTACGGGTATGGACAGTTCAAGTGCTTTGAGAATGATGCAGGAGGCTTTACAAGTAACAGCCGACAGTGCCGCATATTACGACCGTTCGCTTGAAGACACCGCAGAAAGCCTGAAATCGTTCTTGAAAGGCAACTTTGAAAATGACGCCGCACTCGGTTTGTCCTGTACTGAAACCACACGAAATGCGGCGGCTAATAAGTTGTATGGCAAGTCATTTACGGATTTGTCGGAATCGCAGAAACAGCTCACGCTTTTGCAAATGGTCAAGGACGCTAATCAGCTTTCGGGTGCTATGGGACAGGCAAGCCGTGAAGTAGACGGTTGGGAGAATGTAACGGGCAACCTCAGAGAAAGTTGGAAACAGCTCCTTGCCGTAGTCGGTCAGCCTATTCTTCAGGTGGCAACTCAGGTTGTAAAGCGGTTGAGTTCCGCACTTGCAACTTTAACGGAATATGCCAAAGGTGCGGTTGAATCGCTCTCAAAGGTCTTCGGCTGGGATACAGGCAATAACACCGCAAGCAATATCAAATCTGCGTCCGATTCTGCCAAAAGCCTTACGAATACGGCAGATGACAGTTCAAAGTCACTTGATAATGTTCAGAAAAGTTCCGAAAAAGCAAAGAGAAGTGTTGCGGGCTTTGATAAGCTGAATGTGCTTTCAAGTACCGATAGTTCTTCAAAGTCAGATACATCTTCATCAAAAAGCTCATCGGGCGGACCTGTTGCAAAGAATGTTGTCAAGGACACAAGCAAAAACCTTTCGGGGACATTCAAAAATCTATACGAAAAAAGCGGATTCAAAGGCTTTGTCGAGAATGTACAGAAAGGTATTAACAAGGTTGATTGGTCAGCTATAGGCAAGAACTGCAAGACTGTTTTTGATAATGCTGTTCCAATAGTTCAAAAGGCATTCGGCACAATGCAAAAGGTCGGTTCTGCAAAACTCGGGACAATCGGCTCTGCATTCGGAGCTGTTGCAACAATCGGCGGAAAGTCGTTTCAGACCATTTCAGGCGGTGTTGCTAAGTGGATTTCAAAAGACAGGGAAAAGATTATCGGCTTTATCGACACCATAGGCAACAATCTTACAAACGGCTATAACAACCTTTCAACATTTTTTGATAATTTCGGTACACTTGCAGGTAATGCAATTGACAATGTTCGCCCTCAAATGGAAGAATCAATTTTCAATCTTTTAAGCGGCCTTACAACCTTTGCGGGCTCAGTCGGCGAAGTTGTTTCGGGTGCGTTTTCAACTGCAACCGAAAGCCTTGTTGAATGGACTGAAAATGACGGTGCAACAATCACAGAATTTCTTGAAAATTTACAATTGCAGTTTGCAGATGTGTTTAACTTTATCGGTCAGATTTTCGGAGATATTGGAACAATTATCAGTAATTGGTGGAACGGCAACGGACAGCAGATTTTTCAGAATATCTGCAATATGTTTACCAATATCGGCACAACACTGATGAATGTTTACAATCAATGGATTAAGCCTGCGTGGGATTTTATCGTAGCAATCGTAAAATCAGCTTGGGAAAACTGGCTGAAGCCTGTTTTTGAAGGTGCAATAAACTTCTTCGGCAAGGTTGCAGACTGTGTTTCAATCGTGTGGAATAACTTCCTGTCACCGTTTGTAAACTGGCTTGTCAGTTTTTGGGGACCTATATTTCAGAATGTTTTCAATGCCGTAAAAAGGGTGTTTGATAATGTGTTTACATTTATCGGTGGCTTGGTTACCTCTATACAGAAAACATTCGGCGGTCTTATTGACTTCATTACAGGTGTTTTCTCAGGCGATTGGAAAAAAGCATGGCAGGGTATCTACGACTTCTTCAAAGGTATTTGGGACGGCATTTGTGCCGTGTTTAAGTTTATTATAAACGCTATCATTGACGGCATAAATGCGTTGTGGACGGGCATTTATAATTTCGTTTCGGGTGTTGTTAATTCAATCGGCGGAATTGCGGGTGTTATCGGCGCGGCATTTGGACAGGATTGGAGCTTTTCAATGCCTGAAAATCCGCCTCTTATTCCGAGATTTGAAGAACCCACGGAATCACCGGCACGAAAATTTGCAAAAGGCGGTATTGTTAAGGCTCCGACACTTGCGGTTGTCGGCGATAACGCAGGCGCTAACAGCGGTAACCCTGAGGTTATTTCCCCTCTTAACAAGTTACAGGGTATGCTCGACAATTCGGGCGGTCAGGATACAGTGATTCTCACACAAATTCTTGACCTGCTTAAACACATTTATGAAATGTTCATTATCTTTCGCAATAACGGCGGCAACACTTATTCGTTTACTGCCGAGCTTGAGGGTTCAACGCTTTTTGAAGAAATGATAAGACAGGATGAGCTTTACAGACGCAGACACAACGGTAAATCCGCATTCGCATAAAGGGGGAAATGATATGTCAAATTATAACGGCTATTTGCTTAAATTCGGCAACAACATAATGCCGAATAAGTACATTACCGCATTTTCGTCAACTCCGAATCAGCGACTTGAAACTTCTGCGGAACGAGATCAGAACGGTACGCTTCAAAGGGCAACGCTGCCAAATTACAAAACAAAAATTTCGTTTTCAACTCACATTCTTCATCTTGACGAAAAGATTGATTTTCAGTCGATTATCAACCTCTCAATGGCGAATAAGTTACAGAGAAAGTGCAGGGTAACTTATTGGAACGATGAAACGAACAGCTATTACACCTCTTATTTTTATATTCCCGATATTGAATATACCGTAATGAATGCCGAAAAAAGTGATATAACCTATCAGCCGATTACGGTTGAGCTGATTGAGTATTAAGGGGTGATTCTTAAAAATGCTTGTATCTAAAGAAATTGCTGATAAGCTGAAAACAAACACACTTTACAACACCGTTGCCCTGCATTCTCCTGACGGCAGTTTTGAGGATATAACCGGCGAAAGTATCGTGCTTGACAGTTTTTCGCTTGAAAATGAAATCGTTGAAAAAGAATTGAAATTCGGCGGTTGCATAGCCTCTGAAATGAGCGTGAAACTCATTGATTATGATTGCTCGGCTTTGATAGGAAAGACGGTACAGGTCATCATAACGGCAACATATCTTGAACCGGAGCTGTATCCGTCAGATGATTTGTACCCGTCAAATGCTCTTATTTGTCCTGCCGAAACAGGAACGGTTGAATGTCCTGTTTTCTACGGTAAAATTCAGTCGGCTCAAAGAGATAAAAAACAGCGTAACATCGTCAAAATCACAGCCTATGACGCTTTTTATGATATGTCAAAGGTGGATATGTCTTTGTGGTTTGCAGGCAAAGAGAACGAGGACGGCAGTTTTGCTTATGGTTATGCGCACTATCAAAAAGACGATAATTTTAAGAGCTTTTATTCAATAATCGCAGAATTTGCCAAAGATTATGCAATTACAGGGGTTTCACCGCCGAGCTTATCTGTCTTTAGTGTACCGCTGAAATTTGATGATAACTGCGTGGAAAAGGTTATAAAGGACATTACCTTGTCAGATTTAATCCAAGCTTATGCAGAATTAACTTTGAGCTTTGCCGTTATAGATGCCGACGGAAAAATGCGTTTTAAAAGGCTGTATTCTCAATCTTCCGTTGAAACAATCGATTCGTACAAAGATTTATCCTTTGAAGATTACGAACTTGAGCCTATCCGTATGTACAGTGCTAAATTTGCTGATAAAAAAGCGTTTTTGTATGGCAACAGTAACGATTTTTCTTGGTATGTTTCCGATAACATTTTGATGAGGTGCAGAACAACAGCAAGTGATATCGGCACAAAATATAATTCTGTTAATTTTTTTGGTGATGTATATAAATACCGCCCGACAAAAATTAAGCTGTTTTCGTATTGGTGGCTTGAGGCAGGCGATAAGTACACAATTAAAACTCCGTTTGAAGATTTGCCGACAATCGAAACATTTGTGTTCAATAAGAAAATGGACGGATTTATAACTGCCCTCACATCAAAGGGCGAAAAACGATTAGGAAAGGAAGTAAAAGAAAATGAACAAATACAATAAAATTGTCTTTGTGAACGGCTCTGCTCCGCCCCTCAATGCCGACAACCTCAACCATATGGACGAGGGGATTGAACGGGCAACAGACGGGGCAATTGCACTTGAAACCGAAATAGCCACGGCAAGAGGTGGTTCTAATTCACTTGGGGCAAGGCTTGATACAGTCGACACAAATCTTGCAAAAAAAGCTGATAAAGCCAATACTCTCGCAGGGTACGGCATTTCAGACGCATATACACGAGAAGGAACAGATAAAAAACTTGCCCGAAAGCTCGATTCAATGCCGTTCGACAGCGAACCAAAAAATAACAGCCCGTGTTATCTCACAAGCGGAGCGGTTTACAGCGCTCTACTTGTTAAAGCCGATAAAACCGCCTTGGCAACTAAATACGATTCGTCAAATATTGAAAGTGGTACATCAACACTCACACCGTATTCAACCGTCACCGATAAAATCAAAAGTGCAAACTGTACATATAAGACGATTGGTGACATCGTAATCGTCAGTGCAACGGTCAAAATGAACGCAGTATCTCTTGGCGGCAATAGCATGTGTCCGCTGATTGATTTGCCGTACAAATGTATTTCCGAGGACAATGTTTTTTGTGTCGGTATTTCAAACCTTGGCAAGCTCTTTAAATTTGCCATTCCGAAAAATAACACTTGGCTACAGTTTTCGACTCAGGATAAGACGGCTTACACATTTGCAGACGGCGAGCAAATTAATGTGATTTGCTTGTACAAAATTAAATAACGGAGGTAAAAATAATGGAACTTAAAGAAAAAATCACACTCGATATGCTCACAAAGGACAGCGTTTCGGTACTCAGACAGCAGTTTTTGACCTTTAACGGTGAAGAAATGCAGGTAGGCGGTAACATCCGCAATGCCTACATGAACAGCAAGACGGGCAGAGAACAGCTTAAAACGGTGCTGTCTGATGAATACTATAACGCTGTCATGGCAGTTTGGGGCGACAATCCAACCGTTGACGAGCCTGTCGAAAGTGAGATGTAAGCGATGAAGATTGATATTGTACAGCTTGCAGAAATCATATCTGCGTTAGCTTTAATTGGCGGTGTTGTATTTGGTGTTTTTAAATTTATCGAAAACAACAAAAAGCAGAACGCTGAAATCAAAAAAATCAAAGGTGAGCAGGCCTTGACAATGTATGCACTCCGTGCGTGTCTTGATGGTCTGAAACAGCAGGGTTGTAACGGCAGAGTTACCGAGGCTATCAATAAGATTGATAAGTACCTCAACCAGTCGGCACATTCGGCGGAAGATTTAAATTGAAAGGATGATAATAATGAAAATGACAAACAAAATCTATGATGTACTTAAATACATTGCTCTTATCGTACTGCCTGCAATCGGTACACTTTACTTTGCCGTAGCAGGCATTTGGGGCTTGCCATACGGCGAACAGATTGTAGGCACTATCACAGCCGTTGACACCTTCTTAGGCGCTCTGCTCGGCTTGTCAGCTTATAAATATAACAAAACAGACGAAAGCGAGGAATGATTATGACAAATGCAAATTTTATTAAACTTGCAGTATCAGAGGTAAACAAGTATGTGTTAAATCACTTAGATAAGTCAGATGATACACCTGATTTTGACACTTTTGTAGTGTGGTCGTGTAAAACTTTGCAAAACCATAAATGCCTTATCAGCACAACATTACACGACGGGATGTATTACGAATGCACCTACAACGGCGATAAAAACGAAATGTATCTTGACGCATACAAAAAGTTTGAAAACAAAAAAATTATTTGCGAAAGTGAGGAATAATTATGAGTAATTCAAAACTTGTTAATTACACAAAATTAAGCCCAAACCACAGCGGTAAACGCACACACAGTATCGACCGTATTACTCCGCATTGTGTAGTAGGTCAGTGCAGTGTCGAAACCCTCGGCAACATCTTTATGAACACAGCTTGTGAGGCAAGCTGTAACTACGGAATCGGCTATGACGGCAGAGTGTTGCTTTGCGTTGATGAAGGTAATCGTTCTTGGTGTTCGTCAAGCAATGCCAATGACCAGCGTGCAGTTACAATCGAATGTGCAAGCGACACAGTAGCTCCGTACACCATGAACAGTAAAGTGTACAACAAACTTATTGCACTTTGCGTTGACATTTGCAAGCGTAACGGCAAGACTAAACTGCTTTGGTTTGGTAACGAGGACAAGACTTTAAATTATTCGCCGAAGTCGGGCGAAATGGTCTTGACTGTACATAGGTGGTTTGCAAATAAATCTTGCCCTGGTGACTGGCTCTATAACAGGCTCGGCAATCTTGCAGACGAAGTAACCGCACAACTCGGCGGTAAAACATCAAATAAGGAGAATGAGGAAATGATTAAATACGGCGCACACAATACGGCAACACTTGCGTTTAAGAAGCAGTTGATTACTTTATACAATATGAGAATCATCAAGACGAAAGTCGATAATTCAAACGGTTTTGGTGACGGCACTTTGAAAGCTGTAAAAGAGGCACAGAGAGCAGGTAAAGTCACAGTTGACGGTATCGTTGGCGAGAAGACCATCAATGCTATCTATCATCTCATCAATGACGGTATTCGAGCAAAAGACAACAAAATTGCCAACGCAAAAAAGGCACTCGGCTAATTAAAACCTAAAGGACATTCTTAATGTCTTGACAAACACATAATTGCAAAAAAAATCCCCTCATCCGCCGTAAAAAGCGAGTGAGGGGAGTTTTGTCATTTGTAGATTTGTTAGCTACTTGTTAGCTGTGTGTTAGCTACGATATGTATTTTTCCGTGTTTTAGAGTGATTTAAGTATAGCAAAACCCCAGTAAATATCGTATTTACTGGGGTAAAAAGCTATGGTGCAGGTAACAGGACTTGAACCTGCATGAAATTGCTTTCACATGGACCTGATGATTACACCACTTCGGTGTAAGAATATTTATGTTCCACTTTTAATTCATACACTATATCATAATAACGTTTTGACTACAATCTTCTGACTAACTTTATGTTAGTTAAATAACTTACTTTTATTAACAAAAACGGAATTCATTGTGTTTCATATTCCCATTCACTAAGATATTTATTTACTTCATCTTCGTCAACTCTATTCAGTTTTTCATCTTTTCTTTCATACCACAAACAATATGCGATAGCCAATTTCTTTGCATCATCATCTAGTTCTGAAAATACTTGAGTTGATTTGAGTGATACAATGCTATTATAGGCATCTTCGTCACTTAAAACACCTTCAAAATTATCTTTTTGAAAGCTCCATCCATTACCTTGTCCCGAACTCCAATGATTTGCCGTTATTTTAAGATATTTTGGAATATTAGAAGGTATCCTAAGTTCTTTCTTAACATAAATATCTAATGAATCCTTATCAATATTACGCCAGAAGATGTATGTAGGATAAAAATATGTTAAGTCAAATAGATTTAGAGTTTTAGAAGATTCTATTAGTTCTGTCTCTTATACACATCTCCGAGCCCACGAGACCGTACTAGATCTC